GGCGAAAACGACGTGACGGACTCCTATCTCGATATCTTTGGCATTCAACTCGACGCGGACCTGGCGCCGCTCAGCTCCGTGTTTCAGGTCAACAACGTCATTACTGATTTCGATCAGCTGTTTCCCGAGATTGTTGCATCAGACAACGGGGATTTTTTTGTGGTGTGGTACGACCGGGGCCACAATTTAGTTGACGAGCCGCGCGCCAACGTCGAAGGACGGTTCTACCACACTGACGGCATCCCCATCACGAACGAGCTGACGGTCGCGGCGACTGCCGATGGCCTGCCCTTTGCTCCCCGTACGGCCGCCTTCACGAATGAGGGGGTTGTGGCAACATGGTCCACTGTCGATCCGGACTACGACGTATACTTCCGATTCTACCATGGCGGCGACGCGTACTCCGCGACGCGAGCCAATGCTCAGAGACGTGGAATTCAGGACTTTTCCGATGTCGCTACGTGCCGTGATGGACGCTTTGTCGTGGTGTGGCAGTCCGGTTCGCCCGGCACCGAGGTCGACGGAGGCATATATGGACAATGGTTCGACTTGAACGGCAACGCTGGCGAACGCATTCACATCAACCAACACACCCAAGGCTTCCAGAGGATTCCGACCGTGGCCACCACCCCGGACTGCCAGGCCGTAGTTCTTTGGCAGAGCAACGGACAGGACGGCGATGGGGAGGGCATCTACGGACGAATCGTGAATCCCGATGGCAGCTTCGCGACCGATGAATTTCGCGTCAACGAGTCGACGGCGGGGAACCAGGGAGTGGGCTACACTCGCGCGATGGCGGTGGTTGCCGATTCGGACAGGAGTTTCTTCGCCGCGTGGCAGAGTGATCCGCTCTCGGACGGGAATTGGCAGATTGTCGGGCGTGGATTCTGCTGGCTCACGGACTCTTCGGACAGGGTGTGCGGGAATGCGACCTGTGCCGGAGATCCGGTCGGAGGCGAGTCCTCACAGTCGATCAACGCAACAGACGCACTCACGGCCCTTCGCACAGCCGTCGGGCTCGATGCGTGTAGTCCATGTCGCTGCGACGTGGACCGGTCCGGACAGGTTACCACGGACGATGCGCTGCGGATTCTGCGCGCAGCGCTCGCTCTTCCTGTGCAACTTGATTGTGAACCGTGTGCTTAGAGAGGCCGCGTAGCGTTCGGCTGAGTTTTGGCACCATACGAGGTGGAGTCGCACTTGCCTGCGGCGCTACGTCCCGCATTTCGCGCCGCAGATTTCCCCGGCTATGTCTTACTTGAGCGCTCTCGTCCTTGAAGAAGATTGCCCGCGCCCGGCCGCGCGAGTGTATGCACCAGAATCACTGTACCGACACCGGCAGCACTATCTCCAATCCGTACGGGTTGCCCCACTTCCGGCTCAGTCATCCAATTCGTCGTTGAGCGGCGGCCCATCCACGAGGTCCTCGACCATCGTGTCGATTTCGATGGTGAACCGGTCCCGGAACCTCTTGAAGGTGCGGTCCAGCGGCCAGCAAGACTTCTCAATGTCCCAGCAAATGGGCCCGCTCGAATATCTCGCCATACACGGCCTGGAGAATTCGTCAGGGGTTGGACTGAGAACTGAAAGCGCGGATGATTTGCGCGGTCACTCCTGAGTTCCTCATCCACCTAGGAAGAGGGGGGGGTAAGACGTGTGTTGAGTGAGGCCGGATCTTCAGGATGTTCGCTTCAAGCCTAAAAGATCATAGGAGGTCGTCGTGACTGTACAGCAGCGACCGGTGATAACCGCCGCCGCTCTCCTCACAATCGTGTTGTCTGCGGCGGCTGCACGCGGGACGGTGTGTGGTGACGTCGACGAGAGTGGCGCCATCACCACCAAAGATGCTCTGGCCGTACTTCGCCGCGCGGTTAGCCTTCCCGATCACGGGTTGAAGTGTGATTCCTGCGTGGAGCCGACCACGACGAGCTCTACCTGCTGCTACGACGAGTGTTTCAACGACGGAGACTGTCAGGTCGCTGGATACCCGCCGGGCTGGGTCTGCGGGGGCGAAAACAACGCGTTCTGCGTCGAGTGCAGGGGCAGTTGTCCGGGTGACAATGAGTGCGTCAACTGGCGATGTATAAATTCGTGCGGAGACTTCGATGCCAATGGAGTTATCGCGGCTCCGGATGCGTTACGAGTGCTGAAGCGGGCGGTTGGTCAGGATGTCGCACTTCAATGTCCCGGGTGTTCCGAGGAGCCCGTGACGACCACATTGCCATGACGGCCTGCTCACCCGCGGCCCAACCCGCGAGTTAGAAACCCCGCGTCTGATGAAACGAAAGGACGTCCGTGTACGGAGGGCAGGGTAGGGCTGGCGAGAATCGGATTCCGGCAGCACAAACAAGTTCGCGTAGCGCGCGAGATGGGCGCCCGCCGCGCTGGACGAACCGGATCGCCGCCCGGAATTGGCGGCAAAATAGCGCCAGGAAGAACGCCGTCACGCGCCTGTCGTGAACGCCGCCACGATGGCCGCAGGACGCGCACAGGGCGCGCCAGCCGAGCCGAGGCGGGCAGGGGGCGGAGGAGAACTTTGAAGCGGGCACCGCGCGCCGCCGCACGTCGGCCTACGCGCCGACCAATTCCTGTCGGCCGGCACAACTCGCTCCGCATGTCCTGATCCGGCCGCTGAACGAGCGTTCGCATTATCGCGGGTACAAAGTCCGTGTCGCTCGCAATCTGTTGGGCTGACCTCAGTGTCATCGTGTTCCCGAACGACCGAATGCGTCGGGGGGGGCTTGTGTTTGCCGATTCGCTCAGGGGCCTCCGCGAACTGCACGAACAGCCGGGTAGGGATTCGTCTTGAAATCCCATGCCATTTCTCCCAACTGAAAGTCCACTTCCCACGCGGCGGAAGGATTGTAGTTGTCGGTGGTGGATGTCCAGAACCTGCCTGGGAGCGTGCAGCTACACGTCGTTATGCTGCAGCCCGCTTCGCACCCATCCCAGAAGGCCGAGAATGTCGCTGGCGAGGACACTTCCCAGTCCAGCATCGTCATCATCTCGGTGAGGTTCGGCAGCCGCCAGTCGCTGTGACCGCCGAACGCGCTTGCATTCAATGTGAAGATCTTGACCGCGAACGCGTCGTTCCAGGAATACTGGTTCTTCCAATCATGGATCGATCCGTCATTGGAGAGCTTCTCCCAGACGAGGCCGGTCGTAGCGTCGCTGATCGTACCGTCGCCGTTATCGGTGAAACTGCGCGCCGCTCCTTTCTGGAACTCGCCGTCTTGGCCCGTGCCCGCGCAATCAATGACTGCCCCCGCCGTGTCGTAACAGGTCGTCTGACCGCTGCGCAGCGGTGGTCGCAGGCTCGCGACGCAATCGGAGGAGCACTGGGCGAGCCCAGAATTACACTCCGTCAGCTCCGAAGTGCGCGTCTGCAGCTCTTGGTTGCAGGTCCTCTCGTCGAGGGGCAGCGGCGCGCCAGCCAAGGCATTCTCCGCGTCTTGGGCGCAGGTGCCGAGGAAGACAGCGTTAGTGTAGAGGTCGCCTTCGGTCGGACAGACTCCGGGGCCGGCCGCGTCTTCCGCCTTCAACCACAGAGCATAGTATCGATTGAAACAGCCCGCGATGCGACGATTGTAACCCAAGACATCGGTCTCGCCACCGAGCAGGTATTGCCGCTGGGCCTTTGTACGCGCACGCGATGTATAGTCCGGAGGCCGAGTTCTTCTCAGCTTCGCAGATCTCTCTCGCGTCTGCCGCAGCGCGCGCGAGCACTGGCAACAGCAGCAGGCCCGCCACGCCGCATGCGATCATTGACTTCAAATGGAACATCTGAGCCTCCGGAAAACCTTATCCGAATACGCATCATCGACTCGGAGCTGACCTGAGGGAAGCCTGGCACCCGGTGTTCCGGCTCTTCGTCGGAACCTTCGGTGATGTATTCCGCTCGCGAGGGTCCTTGGATAACGAGAACGTCGCGCTTCGTCGCCGAGTCGCATTGCTCAGGCCCTCCATGACGTCGCCCATCCGCGACCAAGGCGCGCAGGCGATCGACGCGGAACCCACGGGAGCCGAGCCCGAACGCTTCTGCTCGCGATCATCTCGCTCGCCGGCACGGCTTCGTTTATCGCCGGGGCCATGGCTCCTTCCGGATCGTCCGTCCGTGAGTTGACCGTCGCCAGTGCCGCAGCCCTGTCCGCGAGCTTCCTCCGCGCGTGCTCCCCGAGCATGTACAGCGCCGCGAGCGAGTATACCTCGAGATCGAGTGCCTCGTTCCGCTCCCGCGTCTTCACGTACTCGCGAACCGTCCCGCGCCCGCGAACGTATCGGCGCACCGCCACCTCGCTTGTGAGCTGAGACAGGTACTCCTCATCCACCCACGACGGCAGGTGCATGTACCCCGGCCCCGGCTGCCGGATCCGCATCCGCGAGAAGATGAGATCCTTGGCCGTGTCCGTCCCGACCATGAACAGGCGCGCGCGGTATCGGTTGTTCATTGTCGGGCGGGAGAGGATTTCCTTCGCGCGCTGCGATGCGCCCTTCACGGCGCCGATTCTTCGACCGACGCGAACCCAGCAGAACTTGTAGACGATGTCCGTGTGATGGCCGCCGGAGTCGATGGCCGTCGCTGAAATCTTGAACTCCGTTCCCGAGGCGTGAACAAACTTTCGCTGCAGGAACTCATCGAGCTCGAACCAAACCTGCTCCTGTCCCGGATCGCCGAGGAACTGCTGGTGGGCGATGAGCCAGGACTCTTCACCGGCGCCGTAGCCCTTGACGGCGCACTCCAGCCAGCTTCCCTGGACGTCGACGGCAGCCACCAGCACCGCGACGCCGGCTGGCACCTCGGCGGCATATTCTTCGACCCGGTCGTTCAGGCGCGGCGGCCGCTCGCCGTCCTCCTCCCACGTCTCGCCGAGGACAGTGTTGACCCAAGTCTTAAGCCGCGACGCGTCGTCCTTCACGTCGAGGAACTCGGCATAGATCGAACCCCACGACCGCCAGCCGAGCGGCGAGTAAAGCGCGGAGAGGTGATAGCCGACCGTGATGCCATCGCCGGGTGCGGTTGCCCGCCACTGTCCGTGCTCCAACATCCAGGTCTTGCTGGATTCCGGAATGATTTCGTCGCAGCCCTCGCAGGCGTAGCCCGCTTCGCGCTCGGCCTCGTTGATCCAGACGATGTGGTATCGTCCCGCTTCGTCCCGCCATTTCAGCCACTGCATCGTCTTGCACGACGGGCAGGGGACGAAGTACCGCCTCTGGTCGGAGCGAAGGAACTCCTTCTCGATGCGCGACAGTCCCTTGATCGTCGGCGTCGATGTCATGAAGATTTTTCGTCTTGGGAAGTTCGCGGTGCGCTTCTCGGCAAGCGAGACCGGATCGCCTTCGCCGTCGACGTCCGCCGGGTAGGCGTCGATCTCGTCGAGGTAGAGCTTCCCGATCGGCATTGACCGCAGCCCAACTCCCGAGTTGGCCCCGGTCATGAGGAGAATGCCGCCCGGGAACTCTTTCTCGAACATCGTGTTGCCGGAGTCCCGCGAGCGGGCTTCGCTCACCTTGCCGGCTAGCACGGGCGTGGCCTCGATCATCGGCGTCAGGCGCTGCTTTGAGACCTTTTTGGCGGCGTCGACCGTGGGCGAGACGAACAGGAACGGCCCCGGGACGACGTCGATCGTGTAGCCGATCCAGTTGAGGCCGGCGCGAGTCTTGCCGACCTGCGCGCCCGACATCCAGACCACGCGCTCGGCCGGATGATGCGGCGACAGCGTGTCCACGATCTCGCGGACGTACGGCGTCCGGGAGGTTCGGAAGGGCCCGGGTTCGGATGAATCCGTTGTCGACAGGACGACATTCGCGTCTGCCCATTCGCTGACGTTCAGCAGGGGGTCGGGACGCCAGGCGGTCATCCACGAGCCATCGACGATCTCAGCGCTTGTGCTCACCGCTGATCTCCTCACAGACGCGGCGGAGCTCCGTCATGAGCAGCGCGTGCACCTCCCGCGCAGACGTCATCGCCGCCAGGATCGGCGCCAGGCGGTCGGGCAGGGCGAGGAGCATGTTACGAGCCGACCGGGCCAGGTTGAACGTCGTGATCCGGACCTCGTCGGCGCTTACCAGGCGGCCGGCCTTCTCCTCGTACTCGAGCTTGGCGAGCCGGGCCAGATAGGACTCGCGCACGGCGCGGCTCGTTGCGTAGGAGCCCTTGGCAGAGCCTGCTGCGGGTTCGGCGATACTGCCGGTCTGCTTGGAGGGATCGGTGTTGGCCTTCCATGCCGCGTCCGCGGCCACGGGATCGATCTTTCCGTTCGAAGCAGGGATGCGACCGTCCCGAAGCGCCTTCTGGACGGCGGTGTGCGAAACGCCGCGATGCTTGGCGTACTGGCGGGCGGAGATCAGTGTCTGCTGCATTCTGATTGGCTCCAGGTCCGGCTTACGGGCAGCATCTGAATGGACCTCGAATTTCGATGACAAAGGGTATCGTACTTGCCGTTTTCTTGTCGTCTCTGTGCGGGCGCGATGCCGCTGCGCAGGATCCGGGAGAGGATTTTAGCGTCGCTTGCGGAGCGGCCGACCTCCTGGCCAATGCCAATTTCACCACCAATCTCGCCTTCTGGGACACGACGGCAGGTGCAGCATGGTCGCCGGAGGATGCGTCAGGTTCATCGACTTCGGGATCGGCCCAGCTCCAAGCCTCCGGACTGGCGAGCACCGTGATCAGCCAGTGCGTGTCAGTCCGAGGCGGCGAGCGCTACCTGCTTGAAGCTTACATTCTCATTGCCGCCCAGAACGGGGCGCAGGGGGAAGCTGGAATCGACGCGCGCTGGTATGCCGGTACCAACTGCACGGACGAGCTACCCGATTCGCCGGCTTCGATATTGGTCGACTCATCGCCGGACTGGACGCGCCAATCGCTGTCGCCAACTACTCCCGTCCCGGCCAAGTCCGCTCGCATCGAGCTGCGCGCGACGGACACCGGAAGTACCGAGGGCACGACTTTCACGGCAAATCTCGATCTTCCAATCTTTTTCTTACTCGGAGCGCCGAGTTGCGGGGATATCATCTGCTCATTCTCCGGACCTAGCGCGAGCGACGCACGGGCGATTCTGGAAGCCGCCGTCGGCTGGTTCGATCGCAATCCGTGTTACTGCGATGTGGATGGCTCCGGAGTCATTACGGCGATCGACGCGCTTGCTGACCTCAAGGCGTCGGTTGATTCGACGATGCCCCTGGCTTGTCCCGCCTGCGAGTAGGGTGCGCGCGAAGTGGCGCCTACGGCCGCCACAGGCGCGTTCAGGCGCGCGCACGGAGCCGGGACGGCCCGAAGTGGCTCCGGCGCTCCGCGAAGGGCTTAAAACCCGGCGGGTTTGCGCAGCCGGCCAGACGGACCCCCGTCCGTTCAAAATCCGAAAAAAGCTTCTCTGGTTAACTCGACTGTCTGGCGGGACAGAGCGAACGTGAACGCAGGAGGACAGCCCATGAGCTACGCCACTGCCATCCGCGAGCACGCCGCCACGCTTGGCTTCATCGGATCCAACCCCGCGCACGTCGAGGCCTGGATGCGCATCGAGCACGGGACGCTGGACGCTCTTTCGCCCACCGAGTTTCGCCGCGAGGTCGCCATCGCAATCGCGTGCGCCAACGCATCCAGCACGGATGAGAACGACGCCCTGGCTGCTTCCTTCGGCATTCGCGCGGGCTGACGCGCCCGTTCTCACGCTGCCTCCGGCTGCCGCTCGGCGGCGACGTCTCCGAACGTCCGCTTCGATCCTTCCAGCCTCGCGTCCTTTCCCGACAAACGCTGCCAGCGCAGCACGATCACGTCCACGAAGCGCGGGTCGAGCTCGATCGCGATGCAGCGCCGGCCGGTCTTCTCCGCTGCCGCAATTGCGGTGCCCGATCCGCCGAACGGCTCGTAGAAGCAGCCGCCCGGCGCGAGGTGGTTCTCGATCGGGCGCGTGTAAAGCGACAGCGGTTTCTGCGTCGGATGGTCGACCTTCTCCTCGTGATCACCGGCGGGGTTCATCAGCATCTTGGGCGATGCCGCGTCCCAGACGGTGCCTTGGTCGCGGGTGCCGCGGAACTTGCCGGATCCGTCCTTGCGCGCGTACCAGCACGGCTCGTGCTGCCAGTGGTAGTGCTGGCGGCTGAGTGCGAAATGCGGCTTTCGCCAGATGATCTGCTGCTTGATGTCGAACCCGATGCGGCGGAGGCCGAGCCCGACTTCGACGGCGAATGCGGAGGCATGCCAGACGTAGGCCGTGTCGAGCGACGGGACGAGTTCGAACGCATCCGACCAGTCGGCCTTGGTATCGCCGGATATCGCCGTGTTTCGGTGCCCGTCGCCGCGCTGCATGTAGGACTTTTCGGCCGGACCGAGGGCGTTCAGCCCCGCGCGGTCACGCCATTCCATATCCAGCTCGACGCCGTAGGGCGGATCGGTGAGCAAAAGCCGCGGAGCGGCGCCGGCCACCACTCGCGCTACGTGATCCGCATTCGTCGAGTCGCCGCAAAGCAGCCGGTGCCTGCCGAGGATCCATAGGTCGCCAGGGCGCGAAACAGGCTCGTCCGGCGGCTCGGGCGCTTCCTCGTCAGCAGCATCGTCCCCGAGCGCGCGATCGGCCCACGCAAAGATCTCGTCCAGCTCCTCGCTCCCGAAGCCGGTAAGGCCAAGGTCGAAGCCGTCGTCCTTCAGCGCGGCAAGTTCTGCTGCCAGCAGGTCCTCGTCCCAGCCTGCGTCGAGGGCCAGGCGGTTGTCGGCGATGACGTACGCGCGCCTCTGTGCGTCCGTCAGGTGGTCGAGGACGACCACGGGAACTTGCTCCAAGCCGAGCCGCTGCGCCGCCTGGAGCCGGCCGTGGCCGGCGATGATCCCATCGCGCGAGTCGACCAGGACCGGGTTCGTAAAGCCAAACTCGGTCATCGATGCCGCGATTTTCGCGACCTGCTCGGCGCTGTGGGTGCGCGGGTTCTTGTCGTAGGGACGAAGGCGTTCGGTCGGCCAGAGCTCGATGCGACTGGCCATCTGCACAGACAGTGGCAACCCAGCGCCGTCGGTCCCGGTGGCAACCCGATCGGCATCGACGTTTGAGTCGCCATTTTGCTCGCAGCCTTTTTCTCGGGGTTTTTGTCTCATCGTCTTCTCCTCTGGCAACCCGGCAACCCGTTTCCACTCTCGACCGTAGCGTCCCGGCGGGGTTGCCGTCCCCCGCGAAGAGAGCGCACGGGAGGAACCGTGCCGGGGAGAGGCCGTTGGACCCGCTGCAGCGTTGTGTTTGGCCTCACAACGCGCCGATTGCCGGCTGACGGAGCGGTTGAAACCATTGTGCAAACGCGAACGGCTTAGCGTCAAGCAGACTGCAGATCTGGCTATGCCGAGCGCCGCGCGCGGAAGCTTAGAGATTCACCTCTTGATCGAAGTGTAGAGAACCTCGCCATGCTGCGCGCAGTACGACTGCGCGGTCGACGCAACCGTTTGTGCTGTTTCGGCCGCTCGAGCGAGTATGACAAACGCGAGACCGGCGTGATGTGCTGCGGCCGCAAACGGCGCGTAGGAAAAGCGATCGCCCAAGCTCCGAAACACCTTCTCCCAAGCTACGTGCGGCTGGTGCTGATAGACCACGACAGCGTTGGACGTCGGTATGGAAGTCAGGATGAATTCGAGTTCCCGGTGTCGGACCCACTTCGCGCCGGACCTTGTCTTGGTCTCGAAGCCGTTGTCCGGGTCCAGGAAGATGAGCGAGTTCTCGTAACGCTCGAACTCGACACCGTCCCAGTAGCGGCTGCGCTGCGAACCCTGAGGCAGTGCGCGACCCGCTGGCGTGATCTCAACTTCGAAACGTCTGCCTGGAACGGCGGTTCCCAGCTCAAGGATTCGACTGAGCAAGCGTGGACGGCTCCCGAGCCCAGCCACGAAAGTCTGGATCTCTGGGCGAGCCCGGAAGCGGTCGTGAGGCGTTTTGCCGTCCTTTTGATTTGCATCGTCGGGAGTCAGCAGCGGGACGAAAACGAGCCTTGAGAAGCTCGGTTTGGCTTCGGTGCAAAGCCAGTGCAGCAGGTCCCATTTAAACGCGTCGCGCGAGTCGCCGAGGTACTGAAGTTTCATCCGGACCACCGCATATCCCTTGGCCGACTCCTGATCGACACGGCCGCGAAATCCTTCCCGCGGCAGCTTTGAAAGGACGCCGGCGGCCTCGGCAAGGGGCGCGTTCTGCGTAGTCCAGCGTTGAGGCCCGAGACCTCCTCCAGCCCCTGTCAGGCTGCGGCGCTTCGCAGCCCTCGACGCTATCCACTTCTGGTGCGCAATATTGGGCATGGAAACTCCAAGCCCATCGCCGATCGGCGACAAAGAACCCCTCCCCCCGTTTCTGACGACAAATCAGGTTGCGGCACTTCTGGGCCTGCACGTTGCGACTCTTCGCGGCTGGCGACACGAGCGACGAGGGCCAGCGTTCATTCGGATGATGAACGTCGTTCGGTACGAGAGGGGTGCGCTTTTGGCCTGGCTCGAGTCGAATACGTGCCTTGGAGCCTCCGAAGATCGGCGGCGTTCCGCCTAGGGCGCGGGGTCGGGGCCAATGTCAGCAGTTCGCACCAGGCAGATTCGGCACGAGTTCTGGCTGAATGGCCCGGTATGCGCTGTCAGCCGGGACGCGCGGTTCCTGCTGATCGGCCTTTGTGCGATCGCCGATCGTGAGGGGCGTCTTGATGGGCACCCGATGCACATCCGACGCCATGTCTTTCCACTCGACGCAGACATGACAGTCGAAAGGATCACCGAGCTGCTTACGGAGTTGGAGATAGCCGGATTCATTGCACGCTACGAATACAATCAGCGATCGTACGTATTCATTCCGGGGTTTAGCTCGCTCCAATCGCCGCACCCTAGTGAAGCGCGTTCGAAGCTTCCGCCGCATCCCAATGAGACCCAACTTGGATCCCACTGGGATCCAAGTGGAATGCCCGTGGGATCCAAGTTGGATCACAGCTCTGAGCCTTCTGGGTCTTCTGATCCCTCTGAGCCCTCTGTTGATCCCGATCGTGATGTTGAGATGGGGGTCAATGGGAAAGAGGCAGAGACGGGTTCTCGCCGCGCTTCGCCTTCGGCGAAAGCGCGCACATCAAAAAGGCGAACCAGTCTTCGTCAGGATTGGTCTCCGAACTCTGGCCACCATGCGATCGCCGGCGACGAGGGACTCGACGTCCAGTCCGAAGCGACGAAGTTCCGTGATCACGCGCAGGCGACCGGCCGAGTGATGGCGGATTGGGACGCAGCGTTTCGGACGTGGCTGAGAAACGCCCGACGCTTTGGTGCGGCCTTCAACGGTAGCGCTGCGCCAAAGGCAACGAGAACCGACCGCATCATCGATGCCGGTCGAGAGGCTCTGCGCCGGGTGCAGGAGGCCGAGGAGCGGCGTCGTGAGAAGGACGTATGAACGCGCAGGATCGGCAGATGGTAACAGCTGCGCTCTGCAAACTGGCTATGGCGAGCGCCGGCCAAGAGCTCGATGCGGGTCGTATCGTCGTGTATCTCGAACAGCTCGACGCAGATCCTGTCGATGGGGTGCTTTCGGCGATCGCCAGGCTGACTCGCACCGCGCGTTTCTTTCCCGCTGTCGGCGAGATCGTCGCCGAGATGGAATCGGAGTTTGGCGACAAGGCCGAGATCGCGTGGAATCGCGCAATAAGCCTGACTCGGTCGGACTCGTTCACGATCCACGGCGCGTACGCCGCCAATCCTTCGCTCGCGCGGGCGGTGAACTCAGTCGGCGGCATGTCGGCAATGCGCGACCGAAGTACCCGCGACGAGCCGTACATGAAGCAGCGGTTCGTCACAGCCTACACCGCGAACGAGAAGTTGCAGGCGGCCGAACGCCTGTCGGGCGACTCGCCAAGGCGGCTCAAGTGATCCGCGAGCCAGAGTGCACTGCATGCAACGACGCCGGCTGGGTGTCGTTCACACGGAACGCCGGTGGCAAGAATTATCCATCGGCCGCGGCCTGTCACTGCGTCAAGGGCACGATGGGGTCCTCGGTTGCGTCGCAAGGGGTGGGGACGCGAGGGACCGAAGACGAGCCCGCGTGCGATTCCGAAGCGAGCGCCGCGACGTCCGGCGACCGCCTCCGAGAAGCGCGTCAGTCAGGACGGGCAGCATGAGAGTCGCGCGTCCGACCCCGGGAACGCAGGGGCGATGTGAGCGTTCCGCTCGTGCCGAAGCCCTCGACGTCCTGGCCGCCGCGCTGCTCGCCCTCCTGTTAAAGAACACGCCTGAAGGCCGCTGTGGGCCAGCGTCGGCCAAGGTTCGCGCACAATCTGCGAATGGGGCCCCAAATGTCTGAAATCGAAGTGGAAGCGCGCGGGGTTAAGTTGCTAAGACCCGCCACCGACGCGGTCATGTCCCTGCCCGGCGGGGCCTTGGAGGCCTCCCGGCAAGGAGGTCTGACAGTGGGCAAACCCAGCCCGAAACAACGACACGACGACCGCGAAAAGGTCTCGCGCGTCACCGAGCAACTCGCCGCGCTGGCGACGATGACGACGGCCGACCTGGCTTCGAAGTTCGAGGAACTGACTGGCCGGCAGGCACGAAGCCGGAACCGCGCGTGGCTGCGGAAACGTGTCGGCTGGCACCTGCAGGCGGCCGAGTACGGGGGGCTCTCGGACGCCGCCCTGGCGAAGATCGATGAGCTCGCGCCGCTGGCGATGAAGCTCTTCGGAGAGGGCCGCAAGCGGTCCCAGAGGCCGTCAACGATCGCCGCTCAGCGACCCGCAGGGCCTGCGCGCGATCCTCGACTGCCCGAGCCGGGAACGGTGCTGCGGCGCAGCTACGGCGGCGACGAGCACGCCGTCAGCGTTCTCGCCGACGGCTTTGAGTACGCCGGCCAGCGCTACCGAAGCCTGTCGAAGATAGCGCGCGAGATCACCGGCACGCCGTGGAACGGCTTCACGTTCTTCGGATGCCGCGCGGCCGAAGGGGAGGGAGCGCAATGAGCGAGATCCCGTTCCACACCACGAGAATGGGCCACACGTTCTACGACGGGACCATGCCGTCGCTCGTGCGCGAGATCGCGCGGCTCAACGACAACATCGAGCGTCTGCTCGCGATCGCCGAATCGGGATCGAAGATAGCTGCAGCGGCACCGAAGCCAGAGGGCGAGACGGAGGACCGCACATGAAGCGAGCCACCGTACTCGCGATCGACGCTCCGCCGCTCAAGCGCTGCGCGATCTACACGCGCAAAAGCACGACCATGGGCCTCGAGCAGGAATTCAACTCGCTCGACGCTCAGCGGGAAGCGTGCGAGGCGTACGTCCGCTCCCAGGCCGGTGCCGGCTGGCAGGGCGTTGATGCACACTACGACGACGGAGGGTTCACCGGCGCGAACATCGACCGACCGGCCTTCCAGCGGCTGCTGGCGGATATCGATGCAGACCGGATCGACGTGGTCGTCGTCTACAAGCTGGACCGCGTCTCGCGCAGCCTTCTCGACTTCGCGACCGTTATGAAGCGGCTAAACGATGCCGGCGTCAGCTTCGTCTCAGTAACGCAGAACTTCTCGACGACGGACGCCGTCGGGCGGATGACCCTGAATCTCTTAGCCACCTTCGCCGAGTTCGAACGGGAACAGATCGCCGAGCGGACGCGCGACAAGATGGCGGCCTCACGGCGACGCGGGAAGTGGACGGGCGGCCCGGTGCCGCTCGGCTACAGCGTGTCGAATAAGAAACTGGTCGTAGACGAGCTGGAGGTGGTGGCCGTTCGCGAGGTGTTCGACCTCTACCTGGAACAGCGATCGGTCATCGCGGTGGCCGGAATCCTCAACAAGCGAGGGCGGACCACCAAGCGCCACCTGGCCACCAGCGGTCGGATGCGGGAGGGGCGGCCCTGGTCAAAAACCGACGTCGCGAGGGTCCTGAAAAGCGCCGTCTACGCCGGCTACATTTCCTACGGCGCGGAACTGCACGAAGGAGAGCACCAGCCGATCGTGGATCGCGAGACGTTTCAGGCCGTGGGGGCGCTGCTGGCCAGCGCGGGCGGCGGCAACGGGACCAGGTATCGCAACCCAGACTACCTGCTCGGCGGGCTGCTCTTCTGCAGCCACTGCGGCTCGGCGCTCACAGCGGCCTCCACGACCAAGGGTTCGCGCGAGTACCGGTACTACCGATGCGTGAAGCGCGACAAGCAGGGCAGGGCAGCGTGCCCGACCAAGCAGGTCTCCGCGCCTCGGATCGAGCAGTTCGTCGCCGAGCGGCTGCGTGACGCGATCGCCGAGGCGGACCTGGCCGGTGCCCTCGTCGCCGGCGTGAACGAGCGCCTCGATGGAAAGCGCCGTGAGCTGGAGATCGAGCACCGCCGGCTGCCCAGCGAAATCGCTTCGCTGTCGGCCGAGGGCAAACGTCTCGTCGACAAGGTTGGGGAAGTGGCGCCCGGCGCGCAGCGGCTGCTCGACAAGAAGCTCGAAGAGGTCGGGACGCAGCTACAGCGCCTTGAACGGCGGCTGGCCGACGCCGAGCGTGAACTGGCCGCCCTGGACGCGACACAGGTCGAGGCAAAATGGATCGGCCAGTGCTTGCGCGACTTCGATGCCGTCTACGACGTGATGACCAGCGAGAACAGAAGTCGGCTATTCCGAGCGGTGATCGAGCGGGTGGACTACGAGAGCAGCACCGGCGAGGTGCGGGTGACGTTGGCGGATCTGACGAGCGAAACTACGGAGGCGACAAAGGCATGAGCACGGCAGCGAAGATGGAGGCGCTCGGGCCCCGGGTCGTTGTGGGGCGGCTGACGAAAGCCCGGCCCGGCGCGCGGAGGCAATCGGCGGAGAAGGAGTCCAGGGTGGCTGGCGGGCCGCAGCCGGCGCGGGTTGCCGTGCTGCTGGGTCTAGCTCACTCGGTCCAGCGGGCGATCGACGCCGGAGAGATCCGGGATCAGGCGGAGGCTGCGCGGAGGCATGGTATCTCCCGGCCTCGCATGACGCAGATCCTCGATTTGACGCTGCTCAGCGCGCGGGTTCAGGAGTCGGTGCTCGGCGCCGTGGTTGGTGTCAAGCGTGTGACTGAACGCGCGCTTCGCGAGGTGCTTGAGAACGATTCGTGGGCGCTGCAGGAAGCAGTGTGGACCTCGCGAGAGTAACTGAACCGGCTCGGCTGCGGAGATGTCTCAGCGCTTTTCGTCGTGATTGCAGGCGGGACAGGGCGGACAGGACGAGGATTGTTGCTGAGCCGTTTTCTCGACGCGGAATTTGAAATCGCTGGGAAGCTTTAAATTCGCGTACTCCGGTTGATTGTTTTCGAAGATGAATTCGTATGCCTGATTTGACTGACCCCCTTTGAAGAACACCCCGCCATCCTGCACTGTCGTAGGTTTCAGCGAGTTGTAAAAGAGGATCTTGACGGGACTTTGGAAGTACACACCGTCGTCATCCTCGAGAAATGCCGTATAGTTTCCGGCCGGGAGTGTCTGTGCCGCCATCAGCAATCCGGATGGTGTATAGGAGTAAGGTTCGGAGAGCACGACGCGAATGTCTTTCGCCCGCTGGCCATCTAGAGTTGCTGACGCCGAGACGGGGCGGATGGTGCTACAGCCCGACACTAGCGACAGCGCCCACATGAACGTGGTTAGTGTCAGCGGGTATCTTCTTGGTACTAGCATCTATCCTCACGATGAAAGAGCCGCACGCAATCTTGCCCAGACTGAGAACAGTCGTCTCGAAGGCGAGGTCTCCTACGCGATTGCCGCCCTCGCGGCAAGCGCCCCGGGCTTGTGAAGAATTGCTGAAAGATCCGGGCCATTCAGGGGCAGTGCGTAAACTCGGGATCTCTCGGCCCCGCATGACGCAGATCCTCGACCTGACACTGCTCAGCGCTCGGATTCAGGAGTTCATGCTCGCGGGTGGGGCTCTAATCGGCGCTAGCCCGGTGACGGAGCGGGCGCTCCGGGAGGTGCTCAAGCACGACTTGTGGGCGCTTCAGCGAGCAATGTGACCGGCCCTACCATCGGGCACCTATTGCGACCCCTGCGGCGGCCGATTAGAAGACATGCCGCCAGATTCGCGTTGCAGTCGCGCCTTGCGGTTGAGACGGGCGACAGACGCAAGAGGAGGTCCCTATGCAGAGGCTCGCTATTGCAGTTACGGTTGCCATGCTCAGCGGCTGCGCCTTCGGCGCCGCCAAATTCAAACTAGAATCCGGGGAACAGCGACAGCCATTTGAAGGGGAAGTCCTCATCTTTGAGCAGACGGTCCCCGCCTCAGTCAGCTACCGCGTAATCGGGAGTTTTCACTTCCAGAACCGTTGGTATGGTGGCGTTACTCAAGAGGCCATCAACGCGGCCAAGAGTGCTGGCGCGAAGGGAGCCAATGGGATCTTAGTTGAGCGCAATGGCCATCGGATGACTGCATACGCTTACGGCGCGCCCTATGCCGATGGCAAGCTTCTGTGGATCGATAACTATGAACAAGCGAAGCAGCCACACTTGAAGGAGGCTCAGTTGCCTGCCAAGCAGAATGTGGAACGGCGGTTGGCTGAACTCGACGAGCTGAAGGAAAAAGGAAAGGTAACCGATAAAGAGTACGCCGAGCGGCGGGCTGCAATTCTGGGCGACCTCTGA